TTTTTGTCCTTTGTCTAAGTAGACTAGTTGGTATGCGTTTACCTGCTTTATATAAAGCTGATATTTTCTTTAATAAAGCTGATCGTTTATTTCTTTTAGTACCTTTAAGACCTGATAAATACTTTTTAGGTATCTTGCTTTTTTTATCTTTGGGTACTTTTTTAGGCATTACTTCTTTTTCTTCTTTTTCTTTTTCTTCATAGAAGATTTAACTGGTGGTCTACCTTTTTTACTTCCGTATGTTCCTTTTCCTTGTGGCATGGCTTTTCCTTTCTTTATTGTTCTTGTACTTCTTCACCCTCGATTGAAGGCGTATTAAATTGACCGATTGGTGAAGTTTTTGCATCGATTTCATTATCAATAGCTGTAATCTGTTCATCATCATCTACAACTGCTCTAGCAATTTGCTTATCAATCTCTTTTGCAAATGTTTCTGACTGTACTCCTGATGCTTTGGCTCTTTGTAAGAACTCTAAATCACTTGCAAAATCTCTTAGATCAAATGACTCAGGGTAAACAATCTCACCATCAAAGACTTTATTCTGCCACTTAGCAAATAATCTCCATATTTGTTCTTCTGCATTTTCTAAATAATCAGCTTTCTCACTAAGTCTTGCATTTAATAATTGGAACTCTGTTTGTAAAGCTATACCACTTTGCACTCTATCTGTGCTTGATCTAACTGCACCCATATGAGTAATTCTATTAATAGCTTCTACCTTCATGTTAATATTGTTCATAATACTGTCTAATGACTGTGAACTTGGCTGAATGATATAAGGTTTTAAGTTAGGGTCTAAATCTTCAGGCATTTCTATAATACTACCTGCTCCTGCACTAGCTTCTACATTAGGTGTTTTTACTAATGATGGGTGATTAGATAATCTAATTAGCTGTTCCATCTCAGAATAGTCGTTGTAGATAGACTGTTGCAATTCTGCAACATCATTGAGGTCAGATATACCTATGCCTCTTTTTTGTGATTTTTGATTATATAATACAACAGCAGGTATCTCACCTAAAGCATTTGGTACTTCATCTAATAATACAGGCTTAGAAGTAGAATATCCTTTGCTAAAATCATCAACTCTATATGTGCATATATCTTCTAATGACCATACTTTAATAATTGCGTCATCACCCATTAAATCTTCAAGTAGGGTTAATGATGTTAAATAAAATCTACCATTCGCTAATCTTTCATATTTCCAATTCAATACATTCTCAGGAGTATAAATACTCATATATGGTCTAATATCTTGTTGTAATTCTTCTGCTCTTGTACCTGTTACTATATTAGGTTTATCAATAATACCCCAACAAGTACCATAGACACTTGCGTTAACTTGCATTTCTCTAATGATGTTATTAAAACTTCTACCATCTAAATCTGCATCATCTATAAATGATTGTAGTTCTACATCTCCATTCATAGAGCCATAATCTCTTGTGGGTGGAACTCTAAATAAGAATGAAGAATAAATTTGTACTACATTCTTACAATGATTATCAATAGGTGTGTTACTTGCTCTCTTTAAATATTCTTCGTCAGTTTCTAATGTATATCTATTTAACAGATAACCATTCTGATAATCATTACCACCAAGATAAGAACGCAAATGAAAGTTCCAATCATTAAACTTATCTTCATAGTTCATATGCCTTGATGTTAAGTATTCTCTTGTATAACTAGCCATTATGACCACCTCTTAGGTCTTGTTGGTGTAAAGTTTCTGCGTAATGGGTATAAATATTCTATCATGTAACCTAATGCGTCGTTAAAGTGGTCAAACCCACTATCCTTGTCAGGAAGTGTAGTTCCCTCTTTATAAATTTGCCTCTCTAAACTCTTTATACTATTTTTACAACTATTGGCAATAAATAAACTATAATTACCATTTGCATTTTTTAATTTTGCGTTAACGCTATTTACTCTATCTCTTATAGAAGGGTGATTGTTTCTAACTCTAATTGTAAATCCTGCATTTTTTAATATACTTAAATCTGTTACACCACCTGCTGATGTCTTTCTTTGTTTACTTGCAGGGTCAGGATATACAATAATATTATAACCCTTATATCTGTTTTGTATTTCTTCTGCCATTTCTTGTGTGTTACTAGAATAGATTTGTATTTCATCATAAATAAAAACAACATCGTCTTTAATCTCTGAGATAACACATACCATAGGATCGATATTAAAGTCCATACCTACATGAATTGTTTTTGTTTCAGGTATATAATTATCAATAACTGTATTCTCTCTATCAAAGTTATAATAGATTTGTCCTGCATAATTAACAAATGATGCTAAATATTCTTGTTCAAAAGTTCTTTCGTCTAAATCATTTCTAGCTTGTTCAATTTCATTAGCTGATACTTGACCACCTTCTAATGTAGTGTATTTAAAACTTGACCAATCTTTATTATCTTGGCTTTTAGTAAATAAATCATAACTCCAATTACCTCTACCTTTTGGTGTTCCTGTAAATAAAGCACTACCACCTCTATCTGAAAGAGTTGGTCTTAATACTTCATACCAAGCATAATCTTTAATATCTGCAAATTCATCTAGCACTAAGAAATCTAAACCTACACCTCTAAGTGATTGTTCATTGTCAGCACCTCTTAATGCAATTGTTGAGCCATTTTTTAAATTAATACTTAGATCAGAACCATTCACAGAACTTACCCATTTGTGTTTATACATTCTATCAAGTAAGTCTTGCCACACTATACCTTTAGCCATTCTGTAAGACGGAGCTACATACCAACATTTCTTTTTAGGATATCTAGCAAATCTTGCTAGTTCGTTAATAGCTAAAAATGTTTTACCAAACCTTCTCCCTGATATCAGTACTCTAAATCTTGATTTATCTTCTATAACTTCTTTTTGTGGTTTGGTTAAACCCATTAATCATAAGACCATGGTAATGGTTGGTTATCTTCACTTGTTTCTATCTTATCTTTTTGACCTAACATTTGCTTACCTAGCCATATTAACATGGTTGTATTTCCTGTTTGGCATTTTTCCCATTGCATTCTGCGTAAGCTAGTTTTTCCCTGATCTCTGCCCTTTTTTAAGTACTCGGAAAAATTATCTGCTAAAGTATCTGAATGACACCCTACAATCGTTGATATTTCTTCATTTGTGCAGAATATTGATGCTAATTTTTCTATCATTACTGTATCTAGTTGTTTTTTAGGTCTTCCGACTTTATTCTTTTCTTTTTCCATTATTTTACCTCTTATAGCCGAGTGTGGCTTGTTTATTAATTATTTTGATTATTAGATTTTTTTTAGTTTTAATCCATAGTTATTTTCGCCTTTTTCTATTTTGATATTATCTTTCAGTAGTAATTTATTTTCTAATTTAAATTTATTGTAATTAACTAAATGGTGCCATCTACCATATCGCCAAACTAATTTAGAAACATCAGGGTGCAATTTTACTTGCATTTTTGATTTTGGCATTGTGCCTTCTTCAGAATAAAATTCTTTTGTATTACCACCTTTAATAGTTTGTGTATTAGCTTTTTCTTGTAAAAAAATATTAAATTGTATTGTACACCACCCTGCTTTAAGCATTTGTAAACTTAAATCAGTATCTTCATTATATCTACCTCTCCAACGAAAAGTGATATCATTCCTTATTAGATTACATGAATAAATACGTGTATTGACAGTAAATGGTCCATAATTTTTTCCCCATTTATCTATAACAAAAAAACTATAATTAGGTCCTGCCATGGCTACATTTTTATAACGCAAACAAAAATCTTCCATAACTTTCCACATAACACCATCATAAACTTTTATGCGTTTGTTTTTATTCCATCTTCTAAAGCATTTTATATTATCGTCCATAACCCAATGCCATTTATGACCTTCACTTATAGAATGTTCCCATATAAAATTTCTAGCTGCACCAGGTCCTACGCTTTTACTTAAACCTAAGTCATCACAAGTATCGTAATTTTTTTGAAATGATTTATCTAATACTAAGATATTTTTCTTATCAACATAATGTGCATAATCGTTGTATTCTTGATCTTCAATAACAACCTTATAAGCAACTTTCATTTCTTCTAGTGCTTTAATCGTTAAGCGACTATCTGCTCTACCTTTACTTGGAATATAAAGAGGAAATTGTGGTTTATTCTGTTGCATACCCTTTATCTTTGAGTACATTTTTTTCTTGTTTTGGTAACCAAATATACTTGGTTTTTTCTGTATAGTCTTGACCAATCATTTTAAAAAAATCTTCAACAGCCTTTTTATCTACAAAATTAACTGTAATTGACATATGTGGTCTAAGGTCATCATGTTTAAATTCAGGCATACCTTCCCATTCTTTTTCAGTATCAAGCCAATTTTTTTCTGATTTATCAAATGTAATAATACTTTCTAGTTCTTGTTGTTCAAAACCTAAATTTTCTAAATCATAGTTAGTATCTAATAGATCAGTAAATTCTTTATGTAATAAACCATAATCCCAATCAGAGTATTCATTAACTTTATTATCTGCAATTCTTAATGCTTTAGCTTTTGTTGGTGGTAAATCTGCAATCAAAACAGGTACAGTTTTTAATTCTAGTATTTTAGAGGCTGCATATCTACCATGACCAATAATTATTACTTTATTTTTATCGACTACAATAGGTTGTTGAAAACCAAACTGTGCAATACTATCTGCAATTTTTTCTATATCCCATTTTTTTCTAGGGTTATTTTCGTATGGTTTTATTTGATCTAGTGTTAAATTTTCTATTTGCATTAATGATATGTAATTAGATTTTCATCTACCCTATATAATCCAAGTTCACTTAAAATTTCATCTATCAATGCTTCAGCTTGTTTTTTATCAGGAAAATTGGCAAATTTCAAGATAGCAGAATGGCTTCCATCTTTTTCTTCGATAATAATAAAGTTTTGAGTGACTTCCTCATTCTTCATACCTTAATTGGTACATTAGATATTATAATTTAACAATAATAAATAATCTAAGATTTTCTTTTATTTGCAAATTTTGTAGTATGAAAATTACCTCGCATTCTTTTTTCCCCACCTAATCCACCTTTACCTATTACTGTACCATATCTCCATGAAACATTTGTACCTCCAAATTCTTCTATTAATCTTTCAATAGATTCTTCAACTTCTTTTTGAAGTTCTTTGATTTCTTTTAATTTAGCCTCCTCATGGATATAACTTTTATGACTCATTACTTTGATCTCCTTCTATTTTAATATGTGGAAACTTTTCTAATTCTTGTACATATTTTTTAGGAATTTTAAAACCATAATCAGAAAATTTTTCTAATTCATTATCTACAATATAAAAATCATCTCTTTCCATTGTTAATTCTCCTTTTATTTTTTTCTCAATAAAAAGAGTTAGTCTAACTATATATTTGAAATCTTTATTATAGTTTTTTTTGACACTATTTGTAAAATCGTTTAATTCAATAAGACTATCAAAATATTCTACTTGATTAAATTCATCTATTGATACCATTTGCCATTCATAATTTTTCATTATTTATTCTCCTTATATGTGTATCTATTTAATCTTAATAATTTTTTAAATTTAGAAAGATTATCTTTTTTGCATTTAAGTGGGTCATATCCATTATTAGCATCTTCTAATAATTTGTATTGATTAGATATTGGTTCTCTATAAAAATCCCTCCAATAAGCTGAAGCATCTCTCACTCCATAAGGTTGGTCAAAGTTACAATAAATCATTGCATATTTATCATACTGCTTTGTATCAATTAATATCCAAGCTTTTCTTTTCATTATTTGTTCTCCTTATAATGTGTAATGTTAATAGTTTTTTTTTCTTTTTTATATTGTTTGATTAGAAGGTGGCAAAAATATGCCACCCCTAAAATCAATAGTAAATCAGATCCGTTCATATTAATATGAAGGGTCCCAATATTGACTTCTATGACCGATAGAAATATTTTGATAACCTTTATTAAATCTTTTTGTTTTATAGTTATATTCAGCAGGTATTAAAATAAAACCTTCAGTTTTGACATCAAAACCTTTCATATCTTCTGCAAATACTTTAATAACCTCTGCAAAATATATTCTACCATTAAGATTTGGTGAATAAGTATATTCTTGGCTTTCTGAATAACCATTGTTGTCAATTCTTTGTGCATTATCTTCTTGTATTTTGATATAAGTTCTACCATTTTTAAGTTCGATAATTTCAACAACTGTTGCAGGGTATCTATCAGACCACATGTTAATAGTTACACCTA